GGAGAGGGGTCATGGGTGTTTTCGGCGTACTAAAAAACCTACCCCCCTTGCTCAGATTACATGTCCTACATAGTAACTGCAGATTAGATAGTTCATCCGTACCACCTAGCCTTCTAGGAATCACATGGTCCACATGTTCACCTGGTTGGCCGCATGCCTGGCATGTGCCAGCATCCCGCCTAATCACTATCTGCCTTAACTTCCTCCATTGAGTAGTTGAGCCATTACTTCTTAGCGCGCTACGCTTTGACATAGACGCTCTTTAGGCAGTGATTACAATACGCATAAGAGATAGAACTATAGTTAATATGCCTATAGTCATGGCCTAGAAGCCAACATAGTAAGCCTCTCATTAGTGCCATCCTTTACGTTGCCAATGCTCCCATGCTTTGCATGTGGAACCTTCATATCTATGGTTAATATATTTAAGCCCATAGTGTATCTGTTCAATAGGGCTTTTATCCTTGACTATAGGATTTTTCAATTGAAGTAAGCCATAAACATAATTCTTACTAGGACTATTTAGATTTCCTATTGCTTGATGATTCCAAGCACTCTCTTTACCTATGAGTCTAGATAGGCAAATAGCCTCATGCTTAGGCATGATGCTTCTTACATATTCTTTTGGATTAATGGCATTTATTGAGCCCGTTGATGCGTGACTCATTGGTAAGCATAGAGATATCCCAATAACGAGGACGACCCCGCGGGCTAGCCGCATAGCGGCCCGCGGTGAGCCCCTGAAGGGCTCTCGCCCGAGAGTACCAGGGCTGTCAAATCCATTTACATAACCGCAGGTCAGCGCGGCGTGTCGATTTCTAATTGTCTGTAGAGTAGAAACCGCTACCTTTGAAACTGATTCCAGGGACTGAGTAAATCTTCTGCATTGGGTTATGGCAAAACTGGCAAATGACTTTATGTGGTTCATGGATACTTAACTCCTTCTCGTATCTGAGATTGGCTTCGCAATCATCATTCGAGCATTGAAATTCATAAATTGGCATTATTTGGTCTTTCGCAGGTGGTGCATTTTGCGCCTTCTATCATCCATGAGCCGCACTGATTGCAGCGTGTAGGGACTAAGTTTACCGAATCGGACTGCATTTGTCCGTAACCTGCTTTAAGAAGTAGATGAACCAGGTCACTTAATGTAAGAAATGCAAGGTAATTTTCTGGTGTTTCGCCTTGCCCATTAAGTCTTACGCACACTAGAGATAACTCCCCAGTCTTCTCCGTACGCTTTTTGACCTGGCTCATCCAACTTTTTGGGCTGAAATCGCTTCTGCTCTTGATTTCCAAGTCCATAGGGATATTCACTATGTCTTTACCCATGCCGCGGCCGACTGTTGCCCCTGGCCACCATTGTGAAAGGTAGGCAGCGACGACCCGTTCAGTCCTAAACCCGCGGCTTCTCCGACTAGCGTTTGACATAGATTAGGTTATGCCTTGCCAGCCGAATTTATTGTGTGGCAGTTGGTGCACTTCCACTCTTTCATTATCCAGCGTTGCCTTATTTGATTCCAATTTGGCGCTTGATTACATAATTGACAGATTAACTTATAGCCTAACTCTTCTAAGGCTGTAGCGTTTTCTCTTAAATTGGCTTCTTCTTCAGGTGTTGGAAATGACTCCCATTCACCATCCTGATTCATAAACTGTATGTGTCCCATCAGATTAACTCCTGAGCAGCCATTAGTAAGTGGTCGGGTGTAATTAGGAAACCACGGGAATTATTTGGTTCAATCTTGCAAGTAATAGGTCTGCCATACATTCGGCAGGCCCAATCAACATGAAAGCGCGGCACAAATATGATTGATTCCTCAAGCACAAATGCCCAATAGGCGGCTTTACTTACGCTTAGGCCTGACAACTCCCAGGATTGAGAATTGTTATACCAACACTCATACTCGACGTATAAATTGCCAGTATCTACCCATTTGCGGTCGCGTTTAACTTCGACTGTTTTGCCTTGAGTTAAAAGGTCATTTACTAACTGCTCACCTTCTGAGCCAAAGCGGAAGTCTAAATCAAAATCTGATTTCAACGGGCTCTCGGTTGCCATGTGCCATCCTTTGCAATCTCGTACCAAATCGGCTCGCACTTATCTGTGTCTGCCCCTGGCATCCCAGCGGTGACTTGATTAACGCAGCGCCAGTGGCCCCAGGGCTTGTTACCACTCTTCGAGACTCCAGTTTTCCAAATCATGTCTCCATGCTTGCATCTCTGAATATCCTTGTCCGTTGTGCCACCAAGTGCGGATTTCACCATCTCGACTGCTCCTTCCATAGTCTGAACAGGCTCGCCTGGTCGTATCGTCCACGGGTCGTCCTCCTTTGGTACAGGAACATATTCTTTTGAAGTCTGAGCCATCTTTGCTTTTGTCTCTGCAACTATGCTCTGAGTCTTAACTACTTCTTCCATGCTTTCGCGAGTAGCAGTCTTTTGTGAGCCTTTGAGTAAGATAATGGCGCGCCCCAAAGCGGAAGTGGCCGTGTCTTCTACATAGTACCGAGCCATGTTGCGGTTATATAAATCCCGGGCTCCGTAGGCTACGTTTGTTACCGCTGGCCATGTATCTGCAGAATCTCTGTAAATCTCTGCTCTGACTCTTATGAATCCCTTATCAGGGTCATGAAATTCAGTTACAAGATTTGACCTGCCCATTGGGTAGTTTTCAATGAACCAGCGGTTTAACGTGGCCACGTCTTCGTAATCTTCCAAATTAAACATAGAGTTCATCCTCTTCTGTAGCGAGTTCGCAGGCCAACGCCAGGTAGGCGATAGCGTCTAAATATGAGTCAATATGGGTCTTTGTTTCCTGGATTCTTGAGAGTTTGATTTCGACCATCGCCAAGCATGCGTCGTAATCTTTAACTTCAATTTCAAACAACTGGGTGAGTCGGCTAGCAATTCGACCCTGGTTAATCTTAGGGTGACCGTAGAACCGTCCGCGCTCTCCGATAATGTCAGTTGCTGTGAGTAAGATTTCATTTGCTTTCATTTGCTCGCCTTCGCTTCGTAGTAGCGGCGAACTGCTATGCGGCCTTTGACGTAGCCATCATTGTGGCCAGTTTTGTAGCCTAGATAGAAGGCCAAGAAAACTAGGGCTAGAGTTATAATCTGAGCAATTGTCATTATGCTGTTACCTGCTCTACTAATGTCCACTTCTTGTTTGAGTGAAAGTTAGCGCGCATTTCTAAATCATTTCTAATGAAATTAATAAAATACTCAGGGGCTTTCCACGCCTTAGATTTTGAAGTAACTACAGATTCTTCGCCATAAATAACAATGACATGGCCTGGCTGTAGATTCCTGGTTGTAACTGTTGCCATTTTACTGTCTCCCTTTGAGGCGCTCCCTGCGCCTACAAGAAGAACATTACAATAAATGCCAGCGGCAGCCACCCTTTTTTGATAACGAAATGATAACGATTTGGGATGGGTCTTCATCCTCCATATAGGGGATTGCGATGCTAGCGGGGGCGTCCATAGACTTTCCCGTTTACGATAAACGTGCCATTCTTTTCTATGTAAATTAGGTCAATTTGGACATTCTTACCCTTGACGTACATGATGGCGAAACACTGTTGCCAGTTAGCCGTCCCACGCGTGTAGGCGGCCTGTCTAAAGTCCATTAGGTTTCCTACTTCAACCCCATGTAATACCCGCCCCATTCGGCCTCCTATGGCTTCTGAGAAGGATTGGCGGCCCGCTCTGTGGGTATGGCCTGAGACGATATTGACCCCCATGCGGCGGGCTGCTTCCATAGCGCTAGCGCCGCCCATTGGCTTAATAGGCGTATGGTCCCCGTGAACCGCAAACCAGCCTGGGGCTAGGGGCATTGGCTTTTTGTGGAAGGTTATGCCTAGTTCATCAAACTTCATAAACTTTTCAAAGCGCAATTCAGGCAAAGATAGGAAACTGGGAATCTTCTTCATAATGACGTTATAAAGTCGGTCCGTATGATTGGACCTAATGCAGTCGGTTACGCCTAAATCCCAAAGCAATTCAACGCAGCGGTCCCTGTCATCTCCCAGCGTCTGCTCGTAAGCCCCTGGGGTTCCTTCTGACCATTTGCTAATAGTCTGAAAGTCAATCTCATCACCAATTGTCACCACCTGGTCAGCCTTAAAGGTAGTTAGGAATTTAGATATATTGCGGACGACGTGAGTATCTTCGTACGGGACCTGAAGGTCACTGAGAATCACTATTTTTTTAATCGTCTTCCTCATCTTCATAAGGGATATTGTCTATGCGATTAGGCAGGCTAGGCAGAATCCAGTCAGGATAAGCGTCTCGCTCCATAATAATTCCGAGTGCAATATCAACGCCAAAACCAGCGCGACGAAGTGCGCGATACATTTCGTGTAAACCAATGGCCCAGGCATCTAATGCGTTGTAAGTGTCTAGGTCTATAACCTTCTTCTTAGCCATAGGATAAGTGTTACCTTCCGAGCATCTCGATTATGGTATCGACACGCGCTTCTAGACGATTAACCTGGTCTTTTATTGAAGAGCCGCTATTCGGCTTTAGTTCGGCTAGGTAGTGCTTTACTAACCAACGCACTGAGCCAATAAACGAACCAATAACGGTCGTCGCAGCAACTGCAACACCCGCTATGTCCTGCGCGCTCACTTCTTAGGGGTGGCATAACCAAAGACGCCAGCAAGTAAGGCCCATAGGACTGAGCGATAATCAAGTGCAAAGTTTGACGCTGCCCATGCTGAAAGGAAAGCGCCAGCCGTTAGAAAGTAAGGGTTTTTCATGTTCATTATTCGCCGCCTATCATTGGGATATTTTTGAAGAATGAGCCGTCCGTCTCACCTTTTTTAGTAAAACTAATGTGCAAATGGCTGGTATGAGGATTCGCTCCGCGATACGGAATCCAACGCCATAGCGTCTTCGCGCTGGCAATCTTTTTATTGAAGATGACATATTTAATTCTTTTGTCTGTTCGCCCAGCGAGACGAACCTGATTTGCAAGGTATGGCATAAGGTCAGGTTTTGATTTACCTGCCAAGTCTCTGTCAATATCCAGGGCAAGAACCCATCCATCCGCATTTGGTATGTGGTCAGACTTACCGCCAGCAACGTGCCTAGCGTCGGCAATCCAGCCGTCACTATCACGCAGTCTCTGTGGGAAGCAGTCGTCCAGTTGCTCACGGAATTGAACCCCAGCCTTGCATAATCTTACTTTCATGCCAGTAATAAAGCGGCTTCTTCTTCAGTGAGCCCCAGTTTTTCTAAAACTGCCTGGCGAGCATTAATTTGAACTGCTTGAGCAGCGATTAGTTTTTCTTGCTCCAGGCGATTTTTTTCGTATTCGGCAAGTTCAGCCTTTGTGAATGGTCGTTCTGTAATTTCGCCAGTCGCGGCATTGTGGATAATTTCAATAGTCATTAGTTTGCTCCTAGAATTAAATATGAACCACCCTGAAAGTTTGAAGAATTTGCAACGATGTTAATTGAACTTATGACCGAAGTGCCGGAGTAATAACCTTGAATAATTGGTCTAATTTCAGACCCTGATGCCGTTGCAATTGTGGTGGCATTCCAAACTTTTATTCCTGTTGAGTTAGCAGCATCAATATTTATCACCGCACCATTACCTGAAGCACCCGTGCGCCATTGACCAAGTGGTATTGACCCACCAGTCCCCATTTCACCGCCCATGTTAAAACTTGTTCCCGTGTTGATTCTTTCGCTAATTTGAGTGTAATTGCTCGCAGTGTCAGAGTTAAATCTTAAAATGTAACTATAAGCGTTATCATTTAAAGCCACGTCTTTAATATAAATAAACAATTTATTGTAGCCTGATAAACCCGTCACTGTAACCGTTGAACCTGACAAAGAACCTGTAGCAAGTTGTGTAAATGATGTAGTAGAAGCAGAAGGAGAGGCCCATTTAATTCCTGTTGAGGCTGTGGAATCGGCTGTTAAAACTTGCCCATTTGTGCCTACTGCTAAACGTGAAGCAGTATCGGCTGCAGTAGCGGCAATCAAATCACCTTTTGCGTCGAAAATTGTTGCTGGGATACCTTGAGCGTCTGCGGTCCAAGTAAAGTCCAAATCTGTGTTTGAAGCCTTAGACAAAACCTGTCCAGTAGTGCCGCCTTTAAGGTCCACAAAAGAAGTATCGATAGAGGAACCCAAAGTGCGAATGGCGGCAGCGCCATCTTTTACCAGGTCGGTATCGTCGGGGGTTTCCCAGTTAAAGTTAGTAGTCGTTGCCATATTGTCTCCTTATCAGGCTACTATTGTAGCGTCTATCCATTCCAAAGTGTTGCTAATCGTATTCCATGCCTCAGTCACTGGTACGTCATTCCACCTAAACGCCTGAAGCGAATAAGCCACTGGGGAAACCGTGAGAGTCAAATCTAAGCGGTTGTAACCAGCCCTAAACGTCCAGCCTTCCACGAATCCCTGAAAACGACCGTTTACCATATTCGCAGGAATGTCAGTTATGTCTAAAGGTTGGCCCATAAATACGTTTAAAAGATGGTCGCGGTCGGCGTCGTCAATTTCAGGATTGCCTAAAGAAAAAGTAATTGATTCAAAAACGTCTTGCGGGAAGGCGCGGATACCTAAATAGAATTCTGCCTGGGCTAAAGCATCATAGCCATGTTCTAGGCTTGTGTTAATGATTTCCGCCTGTGGGCCATAGAGCGCTACAGATTCAGCGCTAGTAGCCGATTCTTGGGCATTGGCTTTATATTCAATAGTGACCGTGTTTCGCAGGTCGCCAGTACGCCTAATGGTCCTAATTCCACGGGCTAGGGCGTGGTTGCCTGAAAGTTCAACATAACCATTTGCGCCTAAATAAACACTGCGATGCGTCGAATCTGCGTAACCTATGCGGCCTTGTGCGTCTTCGTAAAGATAGCCCAGGCCTGAAGTAGCAAGGTTTGCCACAAGAGAATACATGTCAATAGTTGAAGAGGAGCGGGACGTAAGTTCGTAGTTACCTGGTTGGTCAATAGAGCCTAGTCCTGAGTTCTCGGCATTAGCCCAGGTAGTAGTCGCATCATAAGTAATCCACTCAGTGGCCGCTGGTACTTCATTCCAGGTATCAAACAAAGCCTGGCTTAAAATTGTGTAAATTTGGTCGCCGTCAAAATCCTTAGACAAAACGCCATCTGTTAGAGTTTTAGTAAGTTTGGCCAATGCACCTAACGCTGTGACGCGTATCACTTCGTTAATTCCGCCAGTGCCTGTAGAGATTACTTCTACCTGTAAATCTGTAACCGTACCGCCAAAGAGATTAACAAATGTGCCAGTAGAATCTTTAACCTGGATACTGACTGAATCATTCAGGTCAATAACAATTGGAGACTGGTCTAGATTAATAATTTCTACTGAGCAGTAACCTGCGCGGGGCTGGCTGTAAATATCAGTGCGACCTGAAGTAATAGTCAGGTTACTTAGAGCCAGGTTTGTGTAACTGCCTCCGCCATTGATAGTTAGATTCCATTCGGGTGTCCACTGGGTCATAACTTATACGCCTGCGCTCCGAGCCCACCACGGTAATAAGATTGATTAATAACGTCCACTACGGTACGCGCTACGCCTTCAGGGTCGCCAGCCACGCCTATGTTGATATTATTGGTGACGTACCCCGCGGGCGCTCCGCCCAGGGTTACGGTCGGTGTAAATGTCTCAGGTCTGTATCCCGCTGGCGCTCCGCCCAGGGTTACGGTCGGTACAAGAGTACCCGACGTAGAAGCGGTCGCTGCCGCTGCGCTTGATGCCGCTTTAGATGCGCCACTAGATGATGGAGTTTGAATAGAAGGAATTGACATTGAAGGGACCGAACTAGAACCACCCGCACCTGATACCTTAGGCACTGTGACCTGCGGCACACTGCCAGTATTGATAGTTGGAATGTTTGGCAATAATGGAATCTTGTTATAGGCCTGGATAAGTAGGTTCACGCCTTTAATGGCAGTCTCCACCACGTCGGTAATAAATCCCGCTACCTTGCCGATAATGGTTAAGACTCCGCCAGCGATTTCGCCGACAACCTTGAGCGCTCCGCCGAGAACCTTACCAATAACGGGCGCTACATAATCTGCGATTAATTGTCCAAATCTGAGAAACTCGTCTGCGTTATTGCTAATCGCTTCTTTAACTTCTCTGAATAAATAAACTAAGCCTTCCCAAATGGGCAGAAAAATCCTTTTAAGAGTATTGCCGACATTTTCAATATAAAAACCTAAATTGCCTTGTTTGTCTGAAAATGCTGTTGAAAGTTTTTCGACCAATGGAATTACGTTCTTGCTAAAGAATGTTGCTAATTCAAGCACGATTGGCAGCAACGCCTGGCCTATAGTAGTTTTAGCGTTTTCTAGTTGAGCAGTTAAAATTCTAGTTTGATTGGCTAACCCGCCTGAAGTTCTAGCGAAGTCTCCTTGAGCCGCAGTGGTCTGTTCAAAGATTACCTTTTGGGCCGCCAAAACCTTTTGCTGAGGAGTGAGCGCATTTTTGGTAGTGCTAATTATGCCGAGTTCTAGAGCGGCGCTTTTAAGGGTAGCGTCATTAAGCAAAACGCCATAGGCGCGTAGCGGTTCAGATTCTCCGCGCAAGGCTGAGCCAATGGCATTAATGGCCTGCTCGGGTGAAGTATTATTAAATGAGGCTAGGTCTGAAGATAGTTTAACGAAGTCAATTGAGAACTTTGATAGGTCTTTGCCTGATAATCCTGCGGCCTTGCCAAAGGTAGCAAAAGTCGCTGCAGCGTCTAGGGCCTGTTGTTTAGTTTGGCCCAGGGAGGCGGCTGCGCTTGACGCAAACTTTTCTATATCTTTTGAAGTGTCCCCGAAGAGCACTCCAACTTTTGAGATGGTTTCAGATAAATCTGAGGCTGCCTTAACTGCATCAA